CTCAAGCACTTCAAACAAAAAGTCTTGCACATACTTGGGAGTATCTGCTCGTTTCAAGTCAAGGCCCATAGCCTTGATCTTACCTTGCTTGCCGTTAGTATCAAGGCGTTTGCCTTCTTTGTCATAGATATTGATAGCATAACGCTTCTTTGTGATGAACAGACTACGATCACCTACAAGTTCACGACCTCCCTTGATCACGCTCAATTTGCGAGGTACATGAAATGCACGTTCCATGAAACTAGGGAAGCCGTCATTCACTTGATCCGAAACATTATCATAGAGTTGTACTGCAAGTTCTTTGCTCCACTCTACTTCACCATTCTGTATTTGCGAATTCAGAATAGGGTATGCACTAAAATAGCAACTGTCAGTATCACCATATACAATCGCTTCACCGTAATGATCATAAGTGCCTGCTATGATTTCATTGATATGCGCACTCATATGTTTAACGATCTGTCGCCCGCTCAATGTAACACTTTGACCAATGCGCTTATCGTAGAATCGGCAATGTTCGTTCAACAATGCACCATATGCACTGTTAAGCAAAATCTTACGAACTAACTGACGCTTATCCCAATACTCAATATCTTCTTTAGTAGTAGATTGTTTGAGTTTCTTTTGCATATCTTTACGATCACTGTACCAGCGTGTGAGTAGACCGGGAATCACACCTTCACTATCTGATCTAAAGATCGTACCGTTAGCACTAAGAATATATGGCTTGTTGCTATCAAAGATCAATTTCCATACTTCTGCCGCACTCATCTCTACGCTCTCACCGCTTTCAAAGTCAACAGTAAGCATAGTGCCACGCTCTTGCTTCATGATGGCTTCATACTCTAGTGTACCGAACAAACCTTCCCAGAGCAACGAACTCATCTCAAGGTCATCGTCTTTGTCATAGTTGCGCTTTTCGCTAGCAAGATTTCTTGCTTTGTCGGTCAGATATTTCTCAGTCAATGTCTGTCTAACTTGTGCAACGATTGTTTCTGGGGCCATGTTCAATGAACGAATGGCACTAGGATACAGACTGTTGATATCGATAGCAGCCACGTACTCATGTACGCCTTTCTTAGGAACAGCGACATATGCACCAGCGGCCGCCATCTCACTATCACTACTGTTTCTTTTCTTATCAGGAACCATGAGTCCGCGCTCATGCGCTTCGTTCATGATAGCCATCTCAATCATAGCCACGGAACCCATTACAGTCGGCAACAATACAGTATTCTCATGTGCCAGTGCATTAGCAAGGTCAAGGAACTTAAGTTTGTTATGAATCTTGACAAGCAACATCGTATCTTGTCTGTTGTATTCTAAGAACTTTTCCCAGTCTTTGTTATATAGTTGATCAAGAGTACCTTCGTACTGCGTCTTGTTTTCACCTACCTCCATCTCACCGATAGAGTCTAGTTTATAACTATGCCGGCTTTCATAATTGTACTTTTTATACAACTGTAGATAGTCCATGTGAATACGACCAACTAGATCATATGTTGTTTCTTCTTTACCGAATCGTTCATATGTTCTTGGCTTAGGCATCTGACCAAGCAAACAGAATTTGCGTGTATCGTCTTTGCTCATGACCCTCGTCACACGATTGACCATGTAGGGTATATCGTATCCTTCTGAGTTCCAGCCAGTCAATACATCTGCGTCTTCAATCAACATAAAGAAAGTATCAAACATTTCTTTCTCTGATTTAAAAATCAAACAGTTTTCATACTTCTTGATGATATCCTGAGCAGTCTCAGTACTCATGTGTCTGGGCGGGACACACAATGTAACTAGTGTATCTTGCCAATCCAAGTACATTGAGATAGCCGTGACCGGATTGAAAGGATCACTGGTAGGGCTGAATCCTTTCTCAGGGTCAAAGTCTACCTCAATGTCAAAGAAACATGTATGGAGTTTTGGAGGCTCACAACCTAAGTAGTTTTCACTTAGACAGCGGAACACCACGTTGATGTCCGATTCATACAGTTTCTTATTGCTGTGTATACGTTTTTCTTTTTCAAACTCACTACGCTTGCGTGTACTGAAACGGCTTACGCTATCGCCGTATAAACTGCGATACTTGCCTTTGGGATCAGTATAATAAAAGGTATAGTTGGCAGGAAACTCGTTGTATGTGCGCTTGCCGTCAGGCTGTCGCTCTACAATGAATATCCTATCACTATCTCTATCGTGTATTGCGTCAACGTAACTCAATTTGCTAATAACCTCACTAGACCAACACTATCGATCATAGTCAATAATACATAATTAGCCAGCATGCCGAAACTTTTTCGGGTTAATGCTGCCCATGCATACATAGCACACCCTGCTATCCACAGTATGTATAACAACAATAAAGGTGGATTGGGTACTGTCAATGCCATGATCAATGCACAGCCTATACTGATCAACCATGCCAATACTTCCACGACAAAACGAAATCGATTAGACCTGTAATCCTCACGGATCCAATCGAATATACCTTCAAAGATATCGTTCACAATGTCTTCCCAACAGTCTCCAAGATGGTGTTGAGTTCTTCGTTCTCTTTATTAGTCTCACCCAATCGTGATTTATATGCTGTGCGAATTGCCCTCTTGAGAATGCTTGGCTTGATCTCAAGTTCTTCTGCGATAGCCTTTACCGTATCAGTAAGACCCTCGTTCAACGTCTCAACTTCTTGCATGACAGCCATGCCTTCATTGATCAGTTGGGTAAGTTTGATTTTTGCTTCATTATTAAACGTGCGTGTTGACATTAGAATCTCCTATGTTGATAGTTAGTATAGTATATTGTTGTAAATAAGTCAAATACTTTGCATCCAAAATATATATTTTGGGTGATCAACTATAAGCCATGATTACAAATATTTAATCTTTATGAAAATGAACTCTTCGTCTGGAATAGCGACTATGACATCTTCTCCGCCTTTTACCGTTTTAGCCTTATATCCGTTTTTGGATAATAATTCAGCAAAATTCTTTCTCATCTGTTTAGGCGTGCGAACTTCGTTAGGTAGCGTAAGTAGGAAAGGATTGCGAAATATAACCAATACTTCTTCCCTCCAGTTATCTTTCATCCATTCTAGTAACCATGGATTTTTATTCAGACTCACTAGCATTTAAGATCAATTTCTTTACGACTTTTTCGATACCTGGATTGATATGATATGCGTGTTCTACTACATGTTTACGGATATAATTGCGCATGTAGTCTGTATTTTCATTGCTATAATCCTGACACCAATTCAACTCTTTGCGATTACACCAGTCGATGAATTCTTGTTTTGGGTTCAATAAGAAAGGTCTATGTACATTCTTTCGTGTGTCAGGAATAACTTTAGGAGTACCGTGCATAGTGCCCCAGATATAAGTTTCAATGCAGTCATTGAGATGATGTCCTGTGACCACATATTCGAAATTTTCTAGAAACGCATAACGTTCATTACGCCAATGTTCTTCCCAACTTAACTCTTTGGGTTTTTCGTTACGGATATATCCTACTGTCATTGTGATATCTCGGTCACGGCAAAAATTCCAAACGAAATCAAAAGCGTTGTCGCTATTATCGGTACCGTGATGAAAGAATGCGGCATCTACCTCATGATTCTTACTAAGGAAATCTAACACAGCGACACTGTCCACACCGCCACTAAAAGCGACTGTCAATGTCCGAGGCAATTTATGTAATAATTGAATCATACCCACTATTATATATCAATGGGTAGAAAGTATCAATAGTTATTGGAAGATATGATTATTCTTTTCACCGTAAATCTTTATATATTTTCCGGCTAGCATGTCAGCCATGCTCTCTATCGCGCTACCTGGATAACTGTCATGTTGGTCTACCATGTCCAATTCACCCTGACGGACATGAACCAATTCATGAAAAACGGTACGCAATATGTCTACTAGGTTTCTGTTCCTAGCATATACCCATATGCTGTCTCCACCGATGACATGCCCGCCCGTATGATGGTTACTTTGTGCTTCCTCAGTATCCATGCTTAGTTCGATCTTAGGAGGGTTTTTGATGTTTAGTTTTTGGCAGGCCCACTCAGCGAATTTTTTAACTTCTTTCGCTTTGTCTACCCTTGATGTCATGAAATCTTCTGTACGCATTAGTGTATTTATCCCCTGTAGCCTTTACGCTTCATGCGATCATGTATGACGTTTGCTAGTTCTATATGTCCGTGAACACTGGGGTGCCAGTCATTTTTGCTTACACGATCATAGACCCAATAGTCGTCAGACCAACGGAACTTTTCCCAGTCATGTACTTCGTCTAGTACCTTGAAAGTATTGAATATAGCATCTCTATGTTCTTTGGGCCAGAAATGCCATGCATGACTATGGTTCCATATATAAAAATCCTTCACACCAAATGCATTGAACATACCCTGTAGTGCATACATATATCCTATGTTTCTATAAAAATGCTCTAGTGGATGCGTGTTCTTTAATGTGTGTGTTGCTTTTTTAAGTAGTATATCTCTATTGAAGTTGCTTTTAGGATAATGATTATATTCATGCGCGACTAAATCTACTTTGCATTTTATCCAATCTACTGGATCTTCTGCCCATTCATTTTCGATATCATGTGGATCATACATCTCAAATCTAGACCATTCGGTGAGTTGTATGACTGCTGTTGTTTCTTTTAATTCTTCGACTGTCTTTGATCGTAACCAATTATAAGTGGTTCTTACTATACGTTGATTGCTACCGCAACCATCAGACAGATTAACGACGGAATCAGCGTTCAATAACTTACCTAAATGGTGGGGCCATAATATAGGTAGTCTTTTATCTTCATCTACCTCACAAAGATTACCATCACAAAATATATGATCTAGACTTCCGCCCCAAGTGAAACTACACCCATTTGTATATAAAATCATTAAGATATTTATTTTACAGATGGGTGTATGTTAGATTACTTTGCTAATGGGTTTTCCCATGCTTTCTTGATCTTCTCGTCTACTTTCTTCTCTAGTTCTCTCAACTTAGCATCAGTCTCACGCTCTATGTTTCTGATTCTACCCTGTAGATCACGCTCAGTATCACCTAAACGTTTATCGCTATTATTAACAAAACTACGTGTATCACGATCTAATTCACGACCTCTGCGTTCTGCGGCATCAACTGCTGCCTCTACACGGTCTATGTCTGCTTTAAGATCGCTTCTCACAGCACGAACCATATCCTGATTTTGCTGTACTAATATGACTATGCTTTCTTGAGTTTTTTCTATCTTAGTCAATCGTGTCTCTACCCCAGTAAAATCAGGGCTGACATAATTAGCGATAGCATCCTTCATATTCATATAATCTTTATAGAATTCAAATGAAGCATAAAGACCACCTAGTACTGATGATAATATACCGGCTGCTATCATTAACTTAGCCGGAGTAAAAGCATAACCACCGATACTAATAACTGTGTTTTCGCTAAGATATTTTTCTTTAGCGGCTTCTAAATCATCAACTTTGCTATCGATGTCTACTTCTTGTTTCTCTCTTGGCATTTTTGTTTTTCTCCTTAATCCCAAATACTGGGTCTGTATTTCCTAGTCTCATCTAGGTATGCTTGTAATCTTGCTTTCATACTCCTTAAAGGTGTATCTACACCCAAGTAGTTCGTGACCATATAATTTTTATTTCTAAGATAGATTTGCTTTTCTTCATCATTCATCTCATCAAAGTCCTTATAATTTATTTTGTCAAGTTCATTCATTTGTATTGCGCCTCTATCATCTTATTATATGTGTCTGTATTTCCCTTTTCGATAAAATACATAGTTCTAACATTGTCTTTGATGACAACATTCTTATAAATCTCTTTAGGCTGATAGAATGCTACATCGCGTAATGCTAATGAATATACATTAAATCCTACTGGAGTCACAGCCATTCTTTCTATTCTAACAATACCTGCAAGTTCATTATCCTGCACATTTGTTTTTACTGTCGCGGATTTTGTTTCAGGTTGAGCCATAGCAACTAATATATTATTCTGTTCGATATAATCAGTTAGAGGATCACCTCGTCTAGCAAATAATGACATACTATTGTTTGGTTGTTCTACTTGCTGAATAGATATATTGCTTGGTGCTGACGCTGGTTTTATTTCTGATTGTTGCGCCATCTCTTGCATAGTAGGTGGCAGGGGTATATTTACTTCTGGTCTGTTATATAATCCAGATGTACTAGTCAAACTATTATTAGTTACAGATGATGCTTGCTGTTGTTGATTATTGAATGTATTGACTGGTAAACTCAATTGGTTAGACAACAATTGACTTTGTTGTACTATATTTGAACTTCCTTGTACCACAAAAGGACCAGATGAAGATGGTAATAATGATAAACTTGAATTCACATTTGTCTTGTTATCTTTAGTTTCACTCTTAGCAGAATCTTTAGCAACATCTAAACTTTGTGCAAGACTAGTACTAGCAGTTTCTATAGCAGTTTTTTCTGCTTGCGCTACTGCTGTTTGAGCCACTTCATTAGCCTGTGCGACCGCAGACATTGCTATATTATTTTCTCTAGCCTGATTAGACTGTATCATAGCCATGACAGATGACAATGATGGTCCTGATGTTGTATTTGATTCTGTTTTAGCAGTATTTGTAGATGTGTTTGAACTCGCAGATATTTGACTTCTCTCTTCTCTTGGTCTATTTGTATTAGGAGAGCCTGTATCAGCAACTCTAACTTGCTCATTACTAGGGGGTGGATTACTACTAGGAGTACTAGTAGGAGTGCCGTTAGGAGGCGGTTGGCTTCCTGGAGCGGGTTCTGAACCCGGAGGAGGTTGACTTCCTGACTGTGTTTGTCGTGTTTGCTGAGTTGCGGTGTCTGATTCTGGTGGAGGTTTACTAAAAGTATCTGCTATGTCTAATGGTGTAGGAGCTCCGGCAACTGTTGCAGTCGTACTAGGTGTTGTGGGTGTGGACGGTGAAGTCGGAGCCACACTATAGTTTAAAGTCAGTGAGGTGTTGCGAACTCTAGGACCATAATAACCACTCCAAGAGTTCGTATCACTACCAGTCCATGCTAATCCTATATAGCCCAATGTTTCTAAATTATATGACTTTGAAAAATTTTCAGTGCCTGAAAATGTTACGAATCTTGCACCTGTATTAAAGTTACTGTAATCTTCAAAATAAGATTCTAGTACTGAACCATTCTTATCTGCTAATTGTCCAGTGACATTTAATGGACCTCTAGTTCCACTTTCATTGCTTAGATCATTATAAATTTGCCATGAATAATTAAATCCTGAAACTTTAATGCCGTTACCACTTAGCACTTGTTCAATAGCACGTACTTGGCTAACTGTATATGGCATAAAACTAAATCGTATTGTATTTGTATCAGTGTTAAGTGCAGGAATAGGACCGCCTCCTGCTCCTTCAACTTGACCTAGTTGACTTGAATTCATAGGAATAACAGGAGTCCAAAGTGATGGATCAATGACATTAGGTGTTACTGATACAGTACCCGTAGTAGGATTTACATTCTGTGCAGACACAGCGGTAGTATATGCTAATAGAATTGCTAATACTAATTTCTTTATCATTTCAGTTTAGGTATCTTATCTGGATTTGCGGCCCATGCCATTTTTGCTTCTTCACCTATCTTACCTTCGAATGGGCAAGGTGTGCCGGCACTCATCATAGCATCAAATACTCTGCGATCTTGACACATAGTTGCTACGGCTGCAACTTTCATACCCATGTCATATAGTGTCTTGCTTAGTTTCAATCTTTCACAATTGTCATCACGCATAGTTGAGCCGAAACTTACACCTAATACTTGAGTCTGTGCCGCACCCGCTACACCAGTCACGCAAAGATCACTACCCACGCTCATCATTGCAGGAGCGATAGCAGTTGGGGGAGGTTGCTCTATCTTTTGAGTAACTCTAGTCTCATTGATATTGCGGTTAGTCATCTCACCTTGCTGAATATTAACATTAGTGTTATTACTCATCGTGTTATTATTATTGGTATTGACGTTCGTTGATGCTGAAGTGCTAGTATTAATGTTACGATTAGTCATGTCACCAGTGTTAACATTGTTATTAGTATTCACATTATTTGATGTTGAAGTACTAGTATTGATGTTACGGTTAGTCATATCACCAGTATTGATATTGGTGTTTGTGTTATTATTTGTAGCACTACTTACATTATTGTTATTGAATGTTTGTGTACCGCTATTAACATTATTGTTAGTGTAAGTTACACTACCACTCATAACATTGTTATTTGTGTTAGTACTATTAGTATTGTTATTATTGTTGTATGTCATAGTGCCGCTATTGACATTATTGTTGTTATTTGTTACAGAACCACTCATAACATTATTATTGTTATTGTTGTTAGTCAATGTACCGCTTTGAACATTATTGTTATTATAAGTCATCGTACCACTATTGGTATTCTGATTTATATTAGTCACAGTACCACTATTAATATTGTTGTTCGTGTTAACGTTCGTTGAAGTGGATGCATTAGTATTGTTACTGTTTACTGTACTAATACTAGTGCTGTTATTATTTGTAGTCGTAGTATTATTGGTAGTAACAGTACTGGTACTATTGCTAGTACTATTTGTATCTACTAATGAAGTGGTAGTATATCCGCCTTGGTTGATAGGAGGAATAGTACCGGAAGTTGTAGTAGTAGTACCGGATACGCCGGTCGCGCTTGTTGTTGTTTGTGCATATGCTGGCATGCCGCCTATACTGGCAGCGATCATGGCCAACACAAGGATCTTTCTTATCATTTTTATTGTTCCCTGTTGTAAGCCTAGAAGATTGTGTCTTCTAGTGTATACAACTATTTATTTTGAAACAATAAAGAAAAGACTGCGTATTTAACGGCGATGACCGCCAGTTTGATTCATAAACTTTTGAAGATTGTCAAATAGGTCAGGATCTAGTGAATATAAATCCTGTACCCATTGATGTAGATTAATCTTGCGCAATGATCTACGAATGTCGGCTGCTTCGCGGTCATAGATGTCAAGATCATCCCACTCATGTTCAGGTTTACTGTACAACATATGCTATTACTCCGAATAAAATTATTAGTGATGTAATTATATATACGAATGTTCTAAATCTAACCGTGAGTCGGAAAAGTTCCATCAAGCACTTGCCTATGTTGTAGTTGACCTTCATTGAAGATATGTAGCATACCGGGAAACTGTTCGAATTCAAACACATATCTTACATCGCCGCGTGTTGTGACAGCGATACCTACAATGATTCCATCTGCTTCATAAGTGCCGCCGGTCTTGCGAACATAGTCGCCTTCATTAAATTTGAATTCAGGTAAATCGATAGTTGTCATACAAAATCCTTTAGTCCAAAGTGTGCGCGAATTTTATCACCATATCCCATATACGGAAAACTAGTACCGCTATCTGCGATTTCAGCGCATTCTTCTATTAACTTTTCCGAGAATTTCTGCAACAGTGCAGAATTAGTATCAGGGAAAAAGGAGCCGCCCGTTTGAAGGGCGACTTCATATACTTTTTGTGTCATTTGTTTAGGTTTATGATTCATGATATTATTTTATCACAAATCACAGAGAAGTCAATATTTTATTGACACCAACTCTGTTTCTTTTCACCGAAATATGCACGGGCATAACCATTCTTGATCAATAGTTCAGATAGACGCTGACCGTCTAAAATTACATCGCCCAATACACGCCCGCCAAACTTATCATGGTCTTTGATCTCAAATTGTATGACTTTTGCTTTTGCTACAGCATCTTTAGTGAATGCGCTAGCCTTTTGTCCTAATGCATCTTCGCTAGGACATTGGGCGCGGCCGCCCTTCTCTGGTGTATCAACGCCCAATACACGCAATGATAATACTGGCTTTAGACCTAGATGTTGTTGCATGAATGGTGCTTCAAACTGTATAGTATCACCGTCACTTACTTTGACAACTTTATATGAATATAATTGCTGACTGAAGATTTTTGGACTATAAAATGCTAATGGAATACCTATTAGTAAGCCTACTAAAATATGTTTAGCCCAATAGTTTATTTTACCTATCATCGTAATCACCGGCAAATCCTGACATATAGCGGTCACCCTTGATCTTCGTGTCTGGTTTAGTAGGTACTTCTGCGTTGATGACTGACATCAAGCCTTCTAGGCTCTCTATAGCCTGATTTTGCATCATTTCTTTTTCTTGGGGTTTAGCGGTCATATACTTTTTAACGAATGTAACAATGTCCGGAATATCAAGCATATGCTTGCTACCATCTTTAAACTTGAACTCGTAATTTCCGTCTGTGTCAACGGCCTTGCGCATCTGCATTAATATGTGAGGTATCTTATCTAAGTCTGCGTCCTGTGCTGGAGCATCATCGTCCTCAAAATCGTCTCTGGGCGCTTTTCTTGCTTCAATAACTTCAAAAATCTTCATATCAATTCCTCACAATAGTATTATGTATTTATCAACTCACTAACTATAACATGGATCTCGTTACTGTAACTTAGTTTTGGTAACCTTCTGCAATAGTAACCATGCTTCTTCTTCTTTCCCGTCTGCTATCAATTTTTTCATCAAAGCCCATAGTTCGGGACTGGCGACTTGTTTGAATTTAATCATTTCCATAGCCCCTAGATTACCTGCATATGACGCTTCATTCGTGTTTTTTTGGCTTGCGATCCATTCTTTTGCGGCAGGTCTTGACGGTGGTTCTGCGACAAATTGTTTTAGTTTGCTGTGCGTTTTGTTTATCTGCATTTCAGTCGCTTCTTTATCGCCGCTATTGTCGATAATGCTTAGAAATTTAAACACATTAGCAAAACGACCTATATTGTCCTGAACATCATACCAACTGTTAGTCACTATTTTATCAGGAACAGTTCTTGTTCTCATTTGATTACGTTGTTTTGCTACTTCAAGTTTGGTGTTCACTACTACAAGATATGTGTCGTAACCTAGCAATTCAAAATTTCTTTTAAGATTGGCAATCTTATCATAATCATCGCCGGTACCGTCTACATGAATACCCAGTCTACCCTCTATAGCAAGATCACTTTTTTTACCTGTAACCTGTTTGGCTCTCGCTCTTACTGTATCACGCTTTTCTTTTTCTTCAGGAGGCATCTTGGGATCGATGTCATGTTTCTTCATCATGTATTCGAATGCCACATCACTGTTGATTGTGACAAAACCCATAGCATTCAGTCCTAAGCGGTCTGATATATAACTCTTGCCACTACCAGGACCACCGATAACAAACACTACCTTAAAGATAGCAGGATCGTTGACGCCTTCTTTTACAAATTCATTTGCTCTCATTTTTTACCTATCTTCATGTATCTACTATATCGTGTCTCTGGATCTGTAAAATCTCTAGTACCTAGATAGTTTACTTTGCGCATAGCAAACATATCATCAAATTGTTCCATATCTGCTATCTTAGTGACTGCCCCGTCAGCCTGATCACGACCTTGAATTATCACACGATAGCCATCGGGTACAACGTCATACCAACTAGGTTTCATATCGTTCACGCTTGTGTTTATGATGATGCCGGGCTTATCATAGATCACATCTCTAGCATCAGTGTTTAGAAATACTAATTTGCCGGGCTTGAAGAACGGTTTTAATAATTGTGCGCTGGCTCGTAGTTTGTCTTCATCATTCTCTATTAACACAATCTCATCAAACACTATGCCTTCTTGTTGCAATAGCATAGCAAGGTTACCGTACCAACTACCTAACACATAGATAGTTCGTGCGCATTTACCTTTGAGTCCTTCTTTGAGTTTTTTACAAAGCCATGTCTTGCTCTGTATGAGGTCATCGGTGAAACTACCTTCTAACGTATCGGGACTAGTCTCATCTAATACAAATTCCACGATACGCATACACTTTACGCTCTCTCTTTTTTGAGTGTTGCTCTTAGCATCCAACCATGTTTAGCATGTGCATCGATGCGTTCAGCGATATAGTTCTCAATACCAAATGCATTTTCTTGTTTCGCGAAACCCATACAATGATTCAAACATTCAAGTATTATTCTGTTATCACTTTCAAGTTCTGCGAACATTAATTCAGCACGTGGAATCTTTACTTGCCCTTGTATCTGTGAAAGTTCCGCGAATCGCTCTAGGCTACCTGGTGCATAACTGTCTAATGTTCTGATATATTCTGCTGTCTTGTCTATGGATCCGTATACTTCACCATATAGATCACCGAAGAATTCATGGTACTGAGGGAAGTTTGGACCTTCTACGTTCCAATGGAACTGTTGTGCTTTGATAGTGAAAGCATAACTATTCGCTAATAATGTTTTTAAACTGTCTGCTAGCATGTTTTTTACCTTTTACAAATTTCGTCAGTTACTTTAGTCTTATATATCTCAGGAAATATTCCATGTATCAATAGTATGATTGCCCATCGCCAGGCTCTGTATAAGTGTTTAAAATAACCTATATTACTTTCTTTCAAATGGCCCATTGCCTTTTACTTCGTTTTGTAGACCCTTCATGATAGAACTTTCTTTAGTGCCGGCTGGAACAGCATCATAAACGCGCCATCCATCACTACGTGGGTCATTAGCATTTACAATTTTTGCTTCATCTTCAAGTGTCGCTTTTACTTTTGCATATTTTTCCATTTCGCTACCGGGCTTTGCTATCTTACCGGCAGCCACTTTCCAAGCCGGAGCTTTGACATTACCAAATTTCTTGCTAGGTTCAGGTAAACCACCTCTTGCCAATGCCGACTTTCTGCTTATGTAATCATCAATAGTATCTTGTTTTAGTTCACTAAGATTTTCTTCAGGTGTGAACATCGGTGCTTGTTCTTCTTTTACTTTCTTAGCATCCTGATCAAATTCTTTTTTAGTAGCACGAACTATGCCACTGAATCTTTTATTGCCACGTTCAAAATCGCCTTCACTATCTGCTTTGCTTGCATCTGCGCCTGCGGCTTTCTTGTATTTCGCAAGAGTCTCGGGACTTAATTCATCTAATCTTTCACTTGTTCCTGCTGACTTAGGCGTGAATTTACGATAACTCTGACCCATGCCACCTTGACTTGATTGAATAGTTTCACCCAATGGTTTCTCTATTACTTTTTCTATTGGGCTTTTTTCAATACCTAATCCTGCACCGCCGGTAATACCGGCTGCATAGCCTTCTTCCATTGACTTAGCCTTCATCGCTTTGCTCAATGCGAACAATGCGTTATATAATTGCTCTGTGCGATAAGCGGCTTTGATGAACTCTTCACTTTGTACCATTTCGTTGAAATCTTTAGTCAACTCTTTAACATGGCGCTTCAACATTTCCAATGGCACTGTACCGTA